TGACTGTGGCCGATTATGCCAAGTACGTCATTGGCGCATACCAGGTGCGGATTCATAGAATGACGGGCTGGTACAACGTGGTTGAGCGGATCGACGAGATTGTACGTGAGGCGGCCGACAAGATCGCGGCACGGATCATGCGCCAGCTGGACTAGGAGATATCATGCCATATCGTCTCTCTGATAATGGGAAGTGTGTAGAGAAGCAAAACGAAAGCGGCAAATGGACGACCCTGAAGTGTCATCAGGATCATGCCGATGCCCTGGCTCATTTGCGGGCCCTTGAGGTGAATGTCTCAGATGCCTTCCGAGAATGGACGCGGTCGGGGAAGGCAAGCCCAGAAATGGCCCGGGCCAAGACGGCATATCTATATGAGCCAATCAAAGTTGATGGCGAGACCAGTATCAATGCCCGCAAGGACTGGGGCGAATTCCATGCCCTGGTGGTTCCATACGGCCGTGATGGGCATGGCGAATATTTCAGCCCACGGACCGAGCTCTATGTGCAAGAGGGCGAAACTAGGCCGGTGTTCTACGCGCACATGGAAACTCGCGACGGTGTCCCACAAATGATGCCAGTGCGGATTGGCACCGCCAAGATTGCCGAACGAGACAATCAAGGCCAATGGGCGGATATTTCGTTATGGCCCGACGTGGACGGCAATGCGGAGCTATGGGATGCCGGCCAGGCCGGCCGCGTCAGAGTCAGCGCCGGCACCGAAGACTATGCCAAGCGCATGACAAGAAACGGAGAAATCTTCGCCTGGAACATCGGCGAAATCTCGCTAATGGATATCAGTACGCATTTGCCGGCCAACATGAATGCAATTGCGTATACCAAAACGTTGCTATCTCAGACGCCAAAGGAGCCGGCAGAGGTCGAAAGCCTACCCGACTCGGCAGACGAGCCGCAAACGGATGTGGCGGCCGTGATTCCGCTACTTGACTACGACACTAGACTACGGGAGTGATACCGATGGACGAGAAAGAATTTGCTAGGCTGCTCGATATGGTAGACGAGCGCGCGGCAAAACGAGAGGCCAAGAGAGAGGCCGAGGCCAAGGCGAAGGCCGAGGCGGAGGCCAAAGAGATTGAAACCCGCAAGACCCTGGAGGCGGAAGTCCGCAAGGACGAGCGCGCCAAGGCCGAGGCGGAGCTGAAGGCAGAGGGCATCGTCTGGAAAGAGGGCAAGATCAATGTCGTGAAGGCCGAGAATCTTGGCGACGGCGAAGCCTCCTATGAGCAGGCCTTCCTGCACTTCTGCCAGACCGGCGACAAGACCTATGTTGAGCCCGATGGCACTCTGAGCCAGGGCCAGATCAAAAAGAACCTGGTGGAGAGCACCGGCGACGGCGCCTTTATCGTGCCCGAGCAATGGCAGAACAAGATCATCCTCATGCGGGACAAGAGTTCCTGGCCGCGCCTGGCCGGTGTGACCATCTTCCCGGCGACGACTGACACGATCAATCTGCCGGCAGAGGATACCGCGCCCCCGAAGTTCACCCGCACCGCCGAGGCTGGCGGCCTGGCGACGGACGATCCTTCCTTCGCTCAGAATCAGCTGACCGTGGAAGCATGGTCTACTTCGGTCCAGGCATCCCGGCAATTGCTCGCCGACAACATCGGCGGGTTCGAGACATACTATAACCAGCGCGTGGCGCGTGGGCTTGCTCAACTGGAGTCCTATTACTGCGCGATTGGCGACGGCTCCAATGCGCATACCGGCGTATTCGCCGGCGGCGACACCGACGCGATCACGATTGACACGGATCATGGTTATAGCTCCGATGGCTTCATAACCGGCGAGGCGCTCTGGGCAGTGTACTACACCCTCGGCGAAGGCTACCGGAACGATGCTGTGTGGCTGTGCAATGGCACGACCGCCAAGGAAATCGCCACGGCCAAGATCGGCGACAATGCTGGATCGAATGCCTATGCGTTCCCCGGCGTGCAGCTGGCCAGCTTCGCTGGCGGCCGGCTGAATGTCCTTGGGCGCCCGCTCTTCGAGCAGGGCGACATCGACGATTTCGCGGCCAACAAGGGCTTCCTGGCCCTCGGTGTCCCTGAGTTCTATTATCTGATCGAGCGCGAGGGGCTTTCGGTCCTTCGCGATCCGTACAGCCGAGCCAATACTGGAGAGGTTTGCTTCCATGTCTTCGCTCGACAGACCGGGCTCGTGACGGTTGAGGAATCCTGGGTCATCGCGTCGGGCAGCTAATCGCTGACAATCGAATAATTCGTGAGGGAGTAGGTCATATGACCTACTCCCCCCGAAGGAGACTGCAATGAGAGATCTACTTCAGCGCGTCGGCACGATCACGACGCTATGGGCGCCTGATAGCTATGACTCGGATGTGGACGCCGCCGCTGGCGATGCTCGCATCAAGGTCGAGGGCTATAAAGGCGTGCTCTTCGTGATTATGCTTGGCGACATTGTCCACACTGGCGTATGCACCTTCTCGGTAGTCTATGGCACCAGCAACAGTACCCATGCATCAGACTACGCAGAGTTGGCAGGGGCCACAGATGCCGTTCTGTCCGTGGACAGCGATACCACACAGAACACGACCTATCTCATCGACGTGTTTCTGGGCGATAAGACGGTAGTGGCCGCTGGATATCTGGCCATGCTCGCCGCGCCGGCGACTGCGGCAACGGAATTCGCCGTCCTGGCGATCCCGTATGGCGGGAATATCACGCTCCCGGTGAGCCAGAGCCATACCGCGACAGAGACGTAATCTGGTGGAGGGAAGATCATGAGCTATGTGGCGGCCTCGGACATCATCCAGTTTGGGGAATTTGACGACAATGCATCGGATGTTCCCCTGATAGGTACGCTGATTCCGCTTGTAGAAGCGGCAATCGATAGCTATACCGGCCGGACATTCGAGAGCGGCAGCGATGATGTGGCGTCCCGCTACTTCACGGTAGATGTGGACACCGAAGATCTGACGCTGTATCTCGATGATGACCTGGCCGCCATTAGTTCTGTCTACTCCGGCTCCGTGGACATGGCCAATCAATATGTGACCGTGCCGCGGAACTCGACGCCATACTATGCGCTGAAGCTCCGGGATGTCGCCACGCATAACTGGGGCGATGGAACGGATAGCGATGGCTCATATGATGGCGCCATCATCGTGACGGGCAACTGGGCCTACTCGACAACGCCGCCCGGCGACATCGTGCTGGCGGCGCTCAAGCTGACCTATCTGGCCTATAAGCAGCGGGTTGGTCTGGAACAGACGACCCAGCCCGTCATCACTCCTTCGGGGGCGATGATTCTGCCCGCCAGATGGCCGGCCGATGTACTGCAAATGCTGGAGCCCTATCGAAGGCGGTTCGTCGTATGAGCCGCATCAATACCATCCTGGACAATGTCGCGGCAATGACGCCAAGTTATGACAGCGATATTGTTGTCTCTGTCCGGGACGTAGACCAACTGAAGGACACGCTGCAGATCAGCGATTGCCCGGTACGGATGCTGCTTGTGGTGGACCCAGATCAATACCACGAGATGGCATTCATAGCGATGGGCAAGACGGCCAAAGTGACATGGAAGATCGTGGACCGCCTGTTCATCAAAGAGGCAACGCTGGGCCAAGGGATGGCGGAATGGTCCGACCTGCTGTTTGCCTATACCGCCAGCTATATCGAGCAGGCGCGCAGCAATCGGGGAATTGATAGTCAAGCAACCATCGTGGATGTCAGCTTCCGGCCCGAGGTGATGGAGTGGGGCACGAATACATGGGCCGTGGTGGATGCCATCCTGACGGTTGAAGAGTATCTGGGGAGTGCCTAATGGAGGAACCCGGGGGCGTTATCGAAGAGCCCAAGCCCAGGAAACGCCGAATCGTTCGATATGTCGGACATGGCATGTTCCTGATGGGCGTCCCAGCAAGAGACATGAGGCGGGCGGAGTTTGATGCTCTGCCCAAGGGAATCCGATCCCGGCTCATCAGACTCGGGATCATGGAGGATTGACAATGAGCGTTCTGGATCTTGATATCGTTCAGCTTGGCACCGAGGAGACTTGGGGCTGCGATGCTGCGCCGACCGTAAAGCTGATGGGCATAGAAACATGCACGATTACGCCCGTCATGACATCGATAATGGTTGGCGAAAAGCGCGGCTCGTTGGCGCCGGGCTTTGCACATATCCGAACTATCGAAGAGGGCTCCGCGTCCTTGGCCGGGCTACTGACCTATCAGGATGCAGACTATCTCTTCCAGGCGCTGTTCGGAGTTGCCACGCCGACGACCGATGGCAATGGCACCATCACGCGGGCCTATGATGCGCCCCTGACGAACTATGATACCGACCTTGCCGCACCGGCATCTTATACTGTCGTGTCGGCCGGGCCATCAAGTGACTTTGGCGCATCTGATGTGTATTCGTTGCTGGGAGCAACACTGAATACACTGCAGATCTCGGGCGGGACCGGTGCGCCATTGCGCTTCACTGCGGGCTTTATTGGCAAACAGGTCTCGGAAGATTCGCTATCGTCTGACGCGGCAGACCGCACGGTTGAGTTTGTCATGGGCGATCATGTCGCCATCTTCCTGTCGGCAGGATCAGATACCATCGGGGCCTCTGATGACGAACTGGC